TAGATGTATGTTGCATACCTGATCTCTCTGGTATCAAGATCACAACACGCAAAGTAAGAACCATGAGACTTGTTTGCGTTTGCGAAACACTTGTAACCCTCTACAGGGTGTGAATAGATTTGATTACACATTGTACCACTCCTCTGATTCTAAGATTACATCTTCAATCTCCCACTCGGATGTTGACTCTGCAATAACTTCGTGAGAATTGATGTCTGCGTGTGCAAGTTCTCTTGCTTGCTCTTGTGATTCTGCTTCGACTGCAACTGTAAAGTTGACTATCTCATAGCATTTAACGTGATAGGTTGGCATTATGCACCCTCCCACTCTCTGATTTGTAGTAGTAACCTTTGTGCTAGGTTGCGATTGCCTTCAATAAAATCATCAGAGCCATCATCACACTTAGGTCTATCATCAGATGTGTATTCTGCGATTATTTCGTTTGATGATGCGATTTCATCTAAGAGGTAATCTTTAATCCTGTTAGTCAAATTAGTCATAGGGGGAATCTCCTGTGTATGTTCTTATTATAATGGATATGTGCCAGTTGTGTAGGATTTATGGACACTAATCCAACTGGCACTAATCGTACATTTCCAAATCCTCAAATGCGAGGTGCATTGCCCTTAGACAATCCGCAATATCTACATTATAGTCAGTTTCCATAATGAGATCGAAGATTTTAGTGGAGAGATCATTGATCTCTGCATCAGTACAAATGGCTCTATCGTCCATATCATAATCAATAAACTTAAGTTTATTTCTTAGTGCTTGGATATTGGGATCGAGTTTGTTCATTTTACATACTCCTTGACTTCTTCTACTACATCATCATAGTGATCTTCCCAATAGTTTTGTGCTTCATCAATAAATTCTGCATCAGGCATATCTTCATAATACCTGTTAAGATCGTCCATAACATATTGAACAAGGTCTTTAGTTGACATATTATCAACGTATCTCTCAACTAAAAATGCCTTTAGTTCAACTATTTGGTTATGGGTCATACCAAACTTTTCAACTTTGAGTTTGTCATTTAAGTTCATTGTGGGAATCTCCTTTGTTGATATACTTATTATAATGGATATGTGCCACTTGTGTAGGATTTGGGGTCACTAATACAACTGGCACACATAATTACTTTTCCTTCTCTTTTTCCTCTACTCTTTTAGCAAACTCCTCATCAGGAGTGAATACTATCGGGCCTTCGAGGATTCTCTCTGCAAGTTCGTCCAATAGTGGGTCTTTTTGATTTTCTTTAGTCATTAGAAATAAGTTACCTGAGTTGTTGAAATTAATTGATATGCTACTCTGACTCCCCAATTCATTGCCCAAAAGAATGAAGCAATGAATAGTAGTTTATCTATAGCGGAAGGTTTGTTTCTCATCTATTCTACCTCATGTATAGATAACCGCCAGCCCATCCCACATTCCTGTAGTCATGTAGGAACTCTCTGTCTCTGTCTCTGCGGAAGTCGTATCTAACGTGTTTCGCAGGTTTCGCCCAACCAGCTGGTTTGTAAACTTCGCCAGTTACCTTATCAACAAAGGCATGAACTGTTGTATCTCTCCACTTGTTTCTACCTTGAAACTCATCAAACTCTTCTGCAACCACCTTGAAGTACTTTTTACCTTCGGTGTAACGATACCTTCTGAGATTTGCTGTACCTTTTAGAATTTCCAACAATCTCTCTCCAAAATACTCTGCTGACTCTCCTCTACTGATTGATCTCTCATAAGATCGCATTGTCTCTTGTTTGTAGTTCTCTGTGAGTGCCTTGCAATACTCATCTGTGTATCTCTCAACTGGAACGTACTCTCCATTCGTAGCAACACTTTTGTCATAATGTGCCATTGAACTGTAACTGGTCATGTGGGAATCTCCTGTAAATTGGGTGCGAGAAACAAAAACTTGGACTTACGTTGCCTAAGAGGTGCTTCACTCAACTTTGACCTTCCTAACCAAAAATGGATGTATAGGTGTGAGTACTAGGTCAACTGCCAGTTTTGTTTCCCTATTAATATAATACCAAAAAAATACCCCCTGTGAAGGGGGCTTGTGACACTAATTAAACTGTCTGTTTTGGATTGTAAAATTCACTATTGCATTTATAATGAATTTCAATCTGCCTAGTCTTTGGATAGACATAAGGTTTCTGCTCAATCGGCATTGAGTATTGTTTAAATGGATTTCGGTGGATTAAAATGTGATCGTATTTGTCTGGTGTCATAAAGTACAAATGAATTGCACTCTATTTAGCAGACTAATCATCATAAACTAAGCACTCTGGCTCGTCAGGATGTACGTCACAAAATACCTCTAATACATTCGGATCGTGATGATCCCCTGCTTCAATTTCTGCTTTGTGATGTTCCACATACTCCTCTAAATCATGCAACTCATCTTCGATATGATGACGCATTGGTTCGGAAGTATTTGGGTCGGCAAGAATCTCCTTGTCGTGTTGGATATGGTCTTCGATTGTTTTCATAGTGACCTCCTTCTTACACTACTATTTAGTTTTAGTGGTTTCTGACACATAACTTTGTATTGCCAGTAATGTTTCGAGTGGAATCCAACTTGGTGTTTCATCACGAAATCTCACTTCTACCTCAGTAAGATTTCTCTGATAAAATCTACTATAGGTTTCTCTCGTATTAGTCACAACACCAAAAGGGCTAATCATTCGGACTTTCTCCACTCTTTTCTCATTCTAACATAAATCTCGTTCTTTGCAACTATATCTCGAACCTTTTTAAATATTGTTGCGGATTGAGCATATTTACTCGTTGCGTGGTCTTTCTCCTGTGGTAATATATCTCTCGTACCTTTCTTGTACTTTCTTCCTGTATTATGGTTCGCATATCTTCTCGCCCTTGTAAATCCCATTTCAAGAAACTTTCGGCACATATCCATACCTATGAAATCTTTTTGATCTCGATAGTCAAGATACATTCCGTAGATATGATTTGATGATCTTACTGCGATCTCAGGGGTTCTAAACTTCCAATGAGTACATATATCGTTAGTATAAGGCCTAACCAATAGTACTCCTTGTTCTCCCCTTCCAATACGATAAAGTTTGCGGTTCTCTTCAAGTGAAAAGTCAATGCTTTTGTAATCGAGTTCATAATCAAATTCCTTCAAGTTACCTCCATTTAGATAAAGGTTTGCTACTGTAGGGATTACTCATCCCTCTTACATATTCTATCACTTCATCACGAATTGTCATCATTTCATTGAAACAATCCTGATTATATGCACAACCACGAAGTTTGCTATCAGGTTTGTATAGGGATTCAAGTAGTAAAGTTCTACCTCTATCCCATTTTTCTATGGATTGATCTGTCATTTTAGAGAACTGCTGTTACACTAACCACTCTAGCATTTGGATTCCTCGCAAGTGCGACTTGCTTTGCTTCATCATAATTTCTTGCATAGACCTGTTCTTTGAATACACGGCCTGCAACATAGAGTTCAACTAGGTGGTTCATAGTGTTTTGTATCTTGATTATATATTAACATAGTGTTGCCACTATGGGGTTTTCCTGTTACACTTTTTCAACTGTCTCCTATGTTCCTCTACAAAGTTTCTTGCAGAGGATTCATTACGGCAGAATTTAAGGATTTCGCCCTCATAGATCACTCCGATCTTCTTACCATTTGAAGGAACTCCATAGTATCCATCATTTGTAGCAAATCCTTGCTTACAGTCTTTATAGAACCTAGCAATGGCCTTCAGTTCTTTCTTTTCTTCGGGTGTTTTTGTCATGAGTTCATGTAAGAAATAGCAGGTTCGCCCTTCTGGAATACAGTATCGACTACTGCCTGTACTCTCCTAGAGGTGCTGATACCTACCTTATCATATACAGGAATACATACAAGTCCAAACTTTTTCTTGGTGCAACCAAGACGTATGACTCGACCAATCGACTGACTGATAGTAATATAGTCCATGTTTCTCATAAACAATACTGCTTCCAATCCCTTGACATTGATACCCTCAGAGAGTATGCTGTGATGCACTACAACAAACTTCTTGTCTGTCTTACCCCATTCATTAAGTGTATTGAAGAATGTCTCTCTATCGACCTTACGACCATCAATGACCGCACCTGTCTTTGCTGTAATGTACATCCAAGAATAACCACGATCCCATAGATCAGTCGCAAATGGAGAGTCAGAGAATAATCTGACAATCTGCTTGGTTGATCTAGCACAAATCAAACTCTTGTTGATGTCATTGTCATCTATTGTAGCAATCAAATGCTCGCTGTCTCTCTCAGGGATTTGTTGCCTGTCCTCAATGATGTCAAACTGCTTCAACTTGACTTTAGGTGGTAGTATGAAACCATCATCAACTAACTTAGGAGCTGGCACTTGGCAGATTACATTGCCATACACCTGTGGATTGTTCATACCAATCCTTTTGATAGTGCGACTGTGCTTTGGTGTGGCAGTAAAGAAGTAGCATCTATCAGCATTATATGAGAAATGTTCAGTAGCAGGGAGAAAGTTCTTCTGTACTGAGTTGTGTGCTTCATCAAAGTATATCGTATCAACGTGAATATAACTCTCTTGTATTCTGTGAAGAGAATGATATGTAGTAAAGATGATCTTGTCTCCTCTTGTATATCTGTGCCACATACAAATATCAGTAGGCTTTGTGCTACTATAATGATGTGTCTCTCCTGAGTGAACGTGCATCACAGATACATTGTCAAGCACTTCAAGAAACTCACTTGATAACTGCTCTGCTAATAGTATGCGAGGTGCAACAACTACGATAGTGCCACTAACTCTCTTGGCATCTTCTATCATACACATTGTCTTACCACCGCCTGTGGGTACAATGATCTGACCTTTGGAATAGTCAGTCATTGCTTGTAATGCTGTAGTCTGGTGGGGTCTTAGGGGCATTAATATCTCATCAATGAACCCATCATAACACAAAAAAACCCCCTGTGCAGGGGGGTGTGCCAGTTTCCCATCTGGTCTTATAAGAACTTATAGTTTCCCGAACAAACCATACAGAGTATGTATAAAATTTTAAATTTTAGTGAAGATCAACCCAATTTGATTGAACATATACTTGAAGTTTATTTGCATCTGTATTATAAATTAAAGCACCATCATGTGTGCCACCTCCACCCACTCTTGTAAAATCTTTTCGTTGAGCATTATCAACTTTTGGTGGTAGCATATATGCAACTTTAGCACGATCACCAGTTCCTTCTGGGTCAACATTTACAAGGTCAGAGAAATCTAGTGAGCATTTTCCATTTGCTTCACCAACTACGAAAGAATATTGTGCTTGAACATCACCTCGTACATCTAATTCTACGTTATTTTTAAGTATTGATGTTTTAATTCCAACCCTACCATCTGCATTAATTAAAAATCTATTAGCATCTGATCCACCCACATTAAATTGATTTCCACTTCCTGTAACACCTAT